TGCGGGTTTTCTCTCTTAATATAACCAAAAACGGGAACATTAAAGGCAACCGGGAGGGGGGCAATGAACCCGAAAACGGTAATGTTACCGAAAACGGGAATATACCCAAAAACGGGATGTTGAATGATCCCAAAAACGGGATGTTGAATGATCCCAAAAACGGGATCCAGAACCAGTCATATAACCAGTCATTTAACCAAGAGAGGGAGAGCAGGACAAAAAGCGGGGATTCTGTGCCTCATGACCCCGGAGCAAACAACGCCGTGATGAATAACTTTGTTCCTCCTGGTGGGCCAGGGCAATTAGGCAAATTTGTCATGCATGAACAATGGCAGCCATCAGATGACTTTCTTCGGAAAAGCTCATTGCAGGGGATCTACCTGGACAGTCTGCCAACGGCACAGGAACTTGCAGAGTTCAGAATTTACTGGATGGCTGAGGGTAAGGCATACCATCAGGCACAGTGGGAGCAGAAGCTGGCAAGGCGGCTGCAGATTAGCAGACAGAAGCAATCAACATTACCTGATAACAACGTTCCGCACTGGAACAGCCCTGAAGCATGGGAGGATTTCTTGTGAACAACGTTTTTACCGCGATACAAAACCGTGACGGAGAAGCCCTTTCTCGCATGTCAGGTTATGAGCATCAGTACGTCAACAATGACAATGTGGTGAACATGTCAGCAGAGAGGCTTGTTGATGCCCTTTTTAAACAGCTGAAACAACTGTTTCCGGCGGCAGTGGTAACCAACCTGAAGACGCCAGAGCAGGAAGTTGCTGCAAAACAGCAGTGGATTGCTGCGTTTGCCGAAGGGGGGATCCGAACCCGTGAACAGGTTTCTGCTGGTATGCGCCACGCCCGCGCCAGTGAATCTCCGTTCTGGCCGTCTCCAGGGCAATTTATCAAGTGGTGCAAAGACAGCAAGATGGTTCTTGGCGTCACCATTGACGATGTGATGGCGGAGTTTCACCGGTACAGCAAGGAAAAAAGTTTATATCCTGGTGGTCCCGAAAGATTCCCGTGGCGACATCCGGTTATGTACTGGGTCGTATGTGATACCCGCCGTGCAATGTATCAGCGCCAGCTTAGCGAGATTGAGGTTGAGAAACACGCACGCAGGCTGCTCGATGATTGGGCGAAAAAGGTGGCTTCCGGACAGCAGATACCCGATCCGGTGATCAGCATACAGGCAAAGCCAGAGCCCATGAGTACGCCTCCGGACACAGGGAGAGACGTTTACCATCCACCAGGGCGAAGTTTCGGGTGCATGCCTAACGCCGCCACCCTTGGGGGAATAACACCGGCGCAGTGGCTGATGGAGGAATACAGGCGGGGAAAGGCGGCAGGATTTATCAAGTAATACCAGCGCGATAGCGCATTTTTTTACGTCTATATGATTACCTGGAAGGTAATAAAATGTTCTAATCTCTATTGATTTCATGTCTTATGTGGTTTTTAATTACCTAAGGGGTAAATCATGAGAAAACAGATACAGGCTCTTGGTCGACTCAAAACAGGCCAGATGAACAAAACAGAATCTGCGTATTGCCAGCACCTTGAGCTGCGTAAACGTGCAGGGGAAATCGCCTGGTATCGATTCGAGGGTATCAAGCTGCGGTTAGCTAATAACACGTTCTATACGCCCGATTTCGCTGTGATGCTCGCCACCGGCGAGATGGAGCTGCACGAAGTGAAAGGGGGATTCTGGACCGATGACGCCAGAGTGAAAACCAAAGTCGCCGCAGATCAGTATCCGTTCCGAATCATCGGGGTAACGGTTAAACCAAAGAAAGCAGGTGGTGGCTGGAACATCGAAGAGTTCTGAATCGACGATCTATTTAGTTATCAATGTAATCAATAAGTTATGTGGATAAGCGAGGGTAAAGATGGAAAGTAATATCAAAGGGTTAGTTGCCGCCGGGCATGAGATGGCTTCGGAACTGAAAGCAGAATGTGGTGCCGTTGATATGCGCAGTGTGGCAAAGCTGATCAGCGATTTGGCAACGCAACTGGAAGTGCAACTGGTGCGTGCTAATGCGCTGGCGGCGGAGAGTGCGGCAATGCATGAAACTATTGAAGCCGTTCGGAGTGTTGCGGATAACTCCAGTGGAATTGCCGGATGGCATTTGAATGGCGATATCGCTACATGGGAAGAGATTCTTCCTGAAATTAACGATATCGAAACTCCAGCCACCGATGCTTTCCTGGCTGAAGTACGTGCGCAGGCGTTTAATGACCTTTGCTCGGCGTTCGTTAAACACGCGAATCTCGCGGGAATGGATGATGGTGAGCTAGTGAGGCTTAAATATGCGACGGACGCCCTGCTGCATTGTGCGGAACAGCTTCGCAAAGGAGGCAACCAGTGAGTGTAACGGTTGAAAAGATTGATGTGTTGTCATTCGTTATAACCGGTGCAGAGAGACTAGATCCGGTTCGAGTGATGATTGAAAACTATGAACCTGGAAAGGGAAGAATCACCATCACCTGCTACGGAAAAGCGTGGACTGCGGCTTGGTTTGCTATGGGCGGTGATGATGTGCAGACGTTCATTAAGCGAGTCAGCAACGACTATCTAATCGACAATTTCGACCCTCAACTGCGAAGCACGGTCGACGATGACAACGATGCAAATCTGCTTTTCGTGAAGTCAGAAATCATAAAGTTACGAAGAGAGAGAGAAATCGACGCCGTACTGGCTCGCGAAATGTGGTACGAGGCGGAAAACGCCGATGACGTAAAAGAAAGCTGCTGCTGTTTCGGCGTCGGTAACAAACTACTGAATCTCTTTGGTGATGAGCCGTGGTATGCCAACTGGCCAACGATACCAAACCCGAAATACCAGTATCTGGAACGCGTACTTAATGCAGTGAGAGACGGTCTTAAGCAAATAGAGAAGGTGGAACCATGACTGTATGTCTTATTGATAAACGTCGACGTGGGCAACAAATACCATCTGTTGAAATGCCGAATCACACATGGTTTTGCGTACTTGATATCGATGGCATGGATAAGTTTGTTGACACTCGTCATTACTGCGATACCGCAACAGCTACTCCGGCGAAAGCAAAGAAAATGGCTGCTCTGATAGAAAACTGGACTCCACCTGATGGTTGGTGCAATGGGAATGATCGGGATTGGCATGAAAAAATGAAGGGCTATATCTGCGATTTTTTACGTAAATGCAACGGATTCAGGGTGATGTGACATGAGCAAGATTGACTATCAGGCACTGCGTGCCAAGGCAGAAAAAGCAACGTGTGGTGTATGGTCGCTCGAATATGGAGAGAGCCGATTTGATTGTGATGATGCGCTAATTCATCGTGACGTTGTTGGATATCTTCCCATTTGCAGAATTGAAGGAGCGCATCCTGAAAGCGGTTTCGATGAAGATTTCCAAATGGAACAGCAGGCCAATGCTGAATTCATCGCCGCAGCTAATCCGGCTACCGTCTTGGCATTACTGGATGAACGGGAAAGAAACCAGCAATACATCAAACGCCGCGACCAGGAGAACGAGGATATTGCGCTAACGGTAGGGAAGCTGCGCGTTGAGCTGGAAGGCAAAGACAGCAAAATAGCCAATCTTACCGCCGAACGCGATGCTCTTCGTGAAGGTGAGATGGGCGACGCTAGGCATAGCAACACACGGGCCGCAGCTGATATCTACTTCCAACTGGTCGAGGAGTGCGAAATTCCTGCTGGCGGTTCTCTGGTCGAGTACGTTGACGATATGCGAGAGAAGCTGGAAGCCTCAGAGAAGCGCATTGCAGAACTGAAAAGCAACGAAGTCCGTGAAGTCGGAAATCAGTTTCTTGTTGTTCGCCATCCTGGGAAAACTCCTGTCATCAAGCACTGCACTGGTGACCTGGAAGAGTTTCTGCGGAAGTTAATCGAACAAGACCCGTTAGTAACTATCGACATCATTACGCATCGCTATTACGGGATTGGCGGTCAATGGGTTCAGGATGCAGTTGAGTATCTGCATATGATGTCTGACGCTGGCATTCGCATCAAAGGAGAGTGACATGACCACTTTTACCGACAAAGAACTGATTAAAGAAATCAAAGAGCGAATCGGCAGCCTGGACGTGCGAGACAATATTGAGCGCCGTGCTTATGAAATTGCTCTGGCATCGCTGGAAGCAGAGCCGGTGGCGTGGATGCGTGATGACGCAGATGGTCGTGAGTATAACGCTCGCAATGAATTTTCTGGTGGAGGGGGAGGAGTTCCACTCTACGCCACCCCTCCAGCGCCAGTAGTACCGGAAGAAAAACCAATTCCTAATCCTCTTAGCATGTACGCGGTTGATGCGGTTGCCGCTATTGCAGAGGTAAGAGGCTGGAACGCCTGCCGCGCTGCCATGCTTCATAGTGCCGAACCTGCAAGTAATCATGAAGAGTTGCCGCTTGATTATCTCCAAGGTCAAAAAGATGGTCTTGAATGGGCTGCGCAGCTTGCAGAAGCAAATCACCCACAAACTGGCGACTGGCTTTACGATGACCCGCTGGAGCTGGCTAAAGCTATCAGAAAAGGTCCTGACATGCCCGAATTCGATGGACCAACTCCGGCAACTCCGGATGGTTGGATAAGCTGTAGTGAGCGAATGCCGAACGATAAACAGTATGTTTGGTGTTGGGGTAAGTCTTACGGCTGGACTGAGTGCGATACCTTCGAAGGGTATTACGATTGGTCGAGAAACAAATGGTGGGCAGTTACTGACGATGGGGAAGAACCGGCATCGAAAGTAACCCACTGGATGCCGCTACCAGAACCGCCGCAGGAGGTGAAGTGATGAACAAGTGCAACGCTCTGCTTTATGCCATGGTGATTGGTTTCGGCCTGGTTGCTGGTATCCGGGTTTATATTACCTGGGAGTCATTAATCAATCTGGCGTGGAGTGCGATTCGTGGCTAAATCCCCCGCAGAACGCAAAGCCGCGCAGCGCGCTCGGCAGTCCGCCGCCGGTGAGCGCAAAATTGAACTGGTGCTGGATAAGCAGGAGCAGGAAATGCTGGCGCGGAACTGCGCCGCCCGGCGCCCTGGTCGCGATCCCTATGAAATGGCCGAGTACATCGCGCTGCTGATCCGCCAGGATGATGCACGTGTGCGCGGGCGTATAAAATCGATCAGCAGAAAACTTTGCGGTAAGTGCGGCGAGAGAGTTCCCGTTAATTCATGCCCGTGTAATGGTGACTCGCAATGCTGGGTGACTAAAGGCTGGCATGAAACGAAATTAATAGTGTGACATGTCACGAGTAGATTATGCATGATGAATTTGATGGGTTTTGAATACTGCCGCCAACTATGGCGGCTTTATTTTGCATGGTACTATTACCACAACGGTAACTATTACCACGGTGGTTATGATGCCTGCTGAACCTAAAACCTATAAACGCAAATCAACGCAATTTAAGCCACTAACCGCAATGCAGGAGGCTTATTGCCAGTCATACATCAAAACGCCTGAAAACCAGACTCAGGCAGCGATTAACGCAGGATTCTCCCCAAATACAGCGGCAGTTAAAGCCAGTGTCATGATGCGCGATGAACGCATTCAAAAACGGATTGCCGAGTTGATGGAGGAGCGCAACAAACGAATGCGCGTCAGTGCCGATTACGTTCTCATGCGCCTGGTGGAGATCGACCAGATGGACGTGATTGATATCCTCAATGACGATGGGAGCCTTAAGCCAATCCGCGAGTGGCCGAAAATCTGGCGCACTACGCTTAGTGGCTTTGATCTGTCATCGACCATCATGAACATGAACGAGGATTCGATAGAGACAATTCTCAAAAAAATTAAATGGCCTGACAAGGTGAAGAACCTCGAACTGATTGGTAAGCACGTCGACGTCAATGCATTCAAAGAACGCCTGGATGTTAATGTGAATGTGACAATTGCTGATCGCATAGCGGCAGCCAGGAAGCGACTCAAAGAACGTCAGGATGGTAATCAGTGACAGATACAGCGTTATCTCCTGAAGAGCAGTTGATCGAGGATATTGCAGGGTTCACTCACGATCCGCTTGGCTATGCCCTCTATGCGTTCCCGTGGGGGGAAGAGGGGACTGAACTGGCACATGCTACCGGCCCACGTCAGTGGCAGGCTGATGCGTTCCGAGAGATACGTGATCACCTGCAGAATCCAGAGACGCGCTATCAGCCGCTTATGCTGGCACGCGCTTCTGGTCACGGTATTGGTAAATCCGCATTCATCTCAATGCTGATCAACTGGGGCATGTCCACTTGCGAGGATTGTAAGGTCGTGGTGACCGCCAACACCGACAACCAGCTACGAACGAAGACCTGGCCGGAAATTATCAAGTGGTCGAACCTTGCTATCACGAAAGACTGGTTTACCTGTACCGCTACTGCGATGTACAGCAATGATCCTGGGCACGACAAGCGGTGGCGAGCTGACGCAATCCCCTGGTCTGAGCACAACACTGAGGCATTCGCCGGACTACACAACGAGCGCAAACGCATCATCGTGGTATTCGATGAAGCGTCGAACATTGCGGATCTGGTGTGGGAAGTTGCTGAGGGTGCGCTTACGGACGAAGACACTGAGATTATCTGGGTGGCGTTCGGAAACCCTACACGTAATACCGGGCGTTTTCGCGAATGTTTCCGCAAATACAAACACCGCTGGAAAACTGCGCAGATTGACAGCCGGACGGTGGAAGGTACTAACAAACAGCAGTTGCAGAAATGGGTTGATGACTACGGGGAAGACAGCGACTTCGTTAAAATCCGTGTGCGCGGCATATTCCCTGATGCATCTGAATTGCAGTTTATCCCTACCGGTCTTACTGATGAGGCAATGAAACGGGTGGTAACCGCTGCGCAGGTTGCACATGCTCCGGTGATAATCGGCGTTGACCCGGCATACTCCGGAGTTGATGACGCTGTGATATACCTGCGGCAGGGGCTGCACAGTAAGGTGCTGTGGACTGGCAACAAGACCACTGACGATCTGATAATGGCGAAGCGTATCGCTGACTTTGAAGACCAGTACCAGGCTGACGCAGTGTTCATCGACTTCGGTTACGGAACTGGTCTGAAGTCAATCGGTGACGGCTGGGGTCGTACATGGCAACTTGTTCCGTTCGGTGGCGCGTCTACTGACCCGCAGATGCTCAACAAGCGTGGGGAGATGTTCAACTCATGCAAGACATGGCTGAGGCTGGGCGGGATGCTGGATGACCAGGAAACAGCAGACGACCTGTCGGCGGCAGAGTACAAAGTTCGAGTGGACGGTAAAATCGTTATCGAACCGAAGGAAGATATCAAGGAGCGGCTTGGGCGTTCGCCGGGTAAAGGCGATGCGCTACTGCTGACGTTTGCGTTCCCTGTGTCTAAGCGTCTGCGAATTCCCGGGCAGCAGAACCAGCAAGGCAAGGCCATTACAGATTACGATCCCTATGCTTAATCCGTTAGCGGGGATAATGACGGAGATATCCTCTGGTGAGGATAAAACAAAGCCAGCTCATCGGCTGGCTGTTTGTGACATGTCACGGTGTTATTGCTCGCTTAACTTCTGCTTCAGCAAGTAACCTTCAAGCATCCAGATTTTGTTTACAGCATTCTGCCGGGCAATCTTCCGACCAATTTCCGCATCAAAGTTTTCCGGGCTTGCACAGGCGCTCTCTCCGGTGACGGTGAAGCCGTTGCGCAGCACCAGAACGCAGAACGTCAGCAGAGAAAGTGATTCGTGCGGCTGGTAGTTTACCTCTCCGCCAGTATGTTTCGCTTTTATGGCTACGCCAAAGACACCATCTTCTGCTGTGAAATATGCCTCCTGAGCAATAATGCTCTCGATATGGTCTGGCGTAACGCGCGGCGCGGCTAAACCTTTAGCCTGAATTTCAGATTCAATGTCTTTGTCACTCATAGTCTAATCTCACCTTAAAAAAATGCCCGGCGAACCGGGCGAACTGGAAGCAATGAGTTATGCCTTCCGTGGCTGTACTGGTTTACAGCATGAAGTCATCGCAATGGCGTCCTGCTGTAAAAAGGGCGGTGATAGTCCTTCAAGGGAAACCATCACCGCCAAGCCCCTGGAACTTCTGGCATCACGGTCCTTAGGCGTGATTCTGGCGTGGCATGCAGGATTCGAACCTGCGACCAACCGCTTAGAAGGCGGTTGCTCTGTCCAACTGAGCTAATGCCACAACGCTGAGAGCACTTAGCCTGTTAAGGCGCCACACTTTGTCGCGGCTCCATAAATGCTCTCATCGTTGCACCCTCGTCTCTTCCGAGGCGTCACACCGAATCGCCGGGATGGTGAATCCCCGTGCGCGGAATAAAACCGCTCGACTTGCACATTCCGGCTACCTGGTTCGTTTGCCCGAGCAAGGGAGGGTGCCCCTTAAACGTATCCAGACCGCTATCGGCGCATGTGCCATACGCCGTACTGCTCAAAATAAAAGCTCACTCCACCTGTTCAATTTAACGACAAGCCAGTCAGGTTAATAACCGGAATGAACTATTTACTTACCTGAAGGGTAATAATTCGTGCATTAAATGTCAACCATCTACGATAAATAAATCATATGTGGTTAAATTGGTAATAATTTAATTGCGTACGGAGTCATTGATATGTGCATGGGTAGCTCACCATCAGTGCCTGCAACACCAGAAGTTCAGGCAGCACCACAGGAGCAGGATGCCGCCGTTGTTGATGCCCGCGACGAAGAAACTCGTCGCCGTCGCGCTGCTGCTGGTCGTAGTTCTACGCTGCTTACCGGTTCTCAGGGCGACACATCAACCGCTAATACCAGCGGTAAAACGCTGCTTGGTCAGTAACCGGAGTCATTGAAATGGCGGAAACAACTAAAGAGCGATTGAACAAACAGTTCGCACAACTTGAAAGCGAGCGTCAGTCGTTCGAGCCGCACTGGCGCGAGTTGAGTGATTACATCAACCCGCGTGGTTCCCGCTTTCTGACTTCTGAGGTCAACCGTAACGATCGACGCAATACACGCATTATTGATTCGACCGGGACTATGGCGGCGCGCACTCTCGCCAGCGGCATGATGTCAGGCATCACAAGCCCCGCGCGTCCGTGGTTTCGCCTGGCTACGCCAGATCCTGAAATGATGGATTATGGCCCTGTTAAGTTGTGGCTTGAGGCGGTGCAGAACCGTATGAACGATATGTTCAATAAGTCGAATCTCTATCAGTCGCTGCCGCAGTTATACGGAAGCCTCGGCACATACAGCACTGGTGCAATGGCAGTGCTGGAGGATGACGAGGACATCATTCGCACAATGCCATTCCCGATAGGCAGTTACTACCTGGCTAACTCACCTCGTGGCAGTGTGGACACCTGTTTTCGCAAGTTCTCTATGACTGTTCGTCAGCTTGTTCAGGAGTTCGGGCTAAATAACGTCAGCGAATCCGTAAAAAGCATGTGGGAAAGCGGCACCTACGAGAAGTGGATTGAAGTGATGCATTCGGTTTACCCGAACATTGACCGCGATACATCGAAGCTGGATAGCAAGAACAAGCCATTCAAATCGGTTTATTACGAGGTTGGTGGCGATAACGACAAGTTGTTGCGTGAGTCCGGATTCGATGAGTTTCCAATTATGGCTCCGCGCTGGGAAGTTAACGGTGAAGATGTTTATGGATCATCATGCCCGGGTATGCTGGCGCTTGGACCTGTTAAGGCATTGCAGCTTCTCCAGAAGCGCAAGTCGGAGTTGATTGATAAAGCCACCAATCCGCCGATGGTTGCTCCGACTTCCCTCAAGAATCAGCGTGCCTCCCTTCTTCCTGGCGACATCACGTATATCGATCAGATTACTGGTCAGGATGGTTTCAGGCCTGCTTATCTGGTTAACCCCAGTACAGCAGATTTGGTGGCAGACATTCAGGACACCCGTCAAATCATTAACAGCGCCTACTTTGTCGATCTGTTCATGATGTTGCAGAACATCAATACCCGCTCGATGCCTGTTGAAGCGGTGATCGAAATGAAAGAAGAAAAACTTCTGATGTTGGGGCCGGTTCTGGAGCGTCTGAACGACGAATGTCTTAATCCTCTCATTGACCGCTCTTTCTCGATGATGGTGCGTAAAAACATGCTGCCGCCACCGCCTGACGCGATGGAAGGTATGCCCCTGAAGGTCGAATACATTTCCGTCATGGCTCAGGCGCAGAAGTCTATCGGCCTGTCCAGTCTGGCGTCTACGGTCAACTTCATTGGTCAACTTGCGCAAGCGAAACCAGAAGCTCTCGACAAACTCAATGTTGATCAGGCGATCGATGCATTCGCTGATATGTCCGGAGTGTCTCCAACCGTCATTGTTCCGCAGGAACAGGTTGAGCAGGCTCGCCAGCAACGGGCACAGCAGCAACAGCAGCAACAAATGATGGCGATGGGAATGGCGGCGGCACAGGGTGCCAAGACGCTAAGCGAAGCTAAAACTTCGGATCCGAGTGTTTTGTCAGCTATGGCGAATGCAGTTAGTGGTCAGGGTGGGCAATCACAATGACAGATTACGAAGACGATCAACTGAAAGAAGAAAACGCCCGTAAGCAACGTGACATGGCGCAGCGTGAAATTGATGACATTCGCTTTGTCATGAGCAGTGAACAGGGGCGTCGCGTTGTCTGGTCGGTGCTGGAGAAAGGCCGTGTGTTTTCCGCTATCTCACCGATGGACGCTATGGCAATGGCATTTAATGAGGGGCAACGCAATCTGGCGCTGGAACTGTTTCAGCGCGTTATGGCGCATTGCCCTGAACAGTATTTGAAGATGGCCAAAGAGGCCAGTGAACAGGAGTGATCATGAATTTATTTGAGCGTTTGCTGTATCGCCGTCTTTGCAATGAGCAACCAGTCGATGGTGGAGCAGCTCCGGCTGCGTCAGAACCGTCAGCGCCTGCAGGTGATAACCCTGCTCCAGTTGGTGATCCATCACAACAGGAAGGTGATAAGCCACAACCTGTTGCTGATGGCGATAAACCTGCTGATGACAAAAAGCCTGAAAACGATAAGCAGGATGAAAAAAAGGACGGCAATAAACCAGAGGGTGCGCCTGAGAAGTACGAGTTTCAGGCTGCCGAAGGCGTAGAGCTGGATACAGAAGCGTTGAAGGAATTCGAGCCTGTGGCGCGAGAACTTAACCTGACCAACGAGCAAGCGCAAAAGCTGGTTGATGCTTATCCGAAGATTCTGGCAGGTGTTCAGCAGCGCCAGGCAGAAGCCTGGCAGAAAACAACCGAGCAGTGGGCTGCGGATGTAAAAGCTGACAAAGAAATCGGTGGCGACAAGTTGATTTCTAACCTTAGCGCCGCACAGCGTGCGCTTGACCAGTTCGGGACACCTGAACTCAAAGAATATCTGAACACCACCGGGCTGGGTAATCACCCTGATCTGGTCAAAACGTTCGTGAAAATCGGAAAGGCGATGTCTGAAGATGGCATGGTCACCGGTGGTAATGAAGGCCAGCGTAGTGCGGCCGAAGTGCTCTATGGCAAATAAGAGAGGAAATGACAATGGCTGTTAAAGGCTTAACTGCGCTAACGCTGGCTGACTGGGGTAAGCGCGTCGATCCAAACGGGAAAGTCGATAAGATTATCGAGCTTCTCGGTCAAACTAACCCGATCCTTCAGGATATGCCTTTTGTCGAAGGGAACCTTCCTACCGGACACCGAACCACCATTCGTTCTGGTTTACCTTCAGCTACCTGGCGTTTGCTGAACTATGGCGTACAGCCAAGCAAATCAACCACAGTGCAGGTAACCGATTCCGTTGGCATGCTGGAAACCTATGCTGAAGTCGATAAGTCACTGGCTGATCTGAACGGCAATACCGCTGAATTCCGCCTGTCTGAAGACCGCGCATTTATTGAAGCGATGAATCAGCAGATGGCGCAGACGCTGTTTTATGGTGATTCCAGCGTTAACCCTCAGCAGTTTATGGGACTGTCCTCCCGCTATTCCAGCCTGTCTGCGGGTAATGCTCAGAACATCATTGATGCTGGTGGCACGGGTACAGATAACACCTCAATCTGGTTAGTGGTGTGGGGCGAAAACACCGTGCATGGCATCTTCCCGAAAGGGCAGAAGGCTGGCATCCAGATGGAAGATAAAGGCCAGGTGACACTGGAAGATGCGAATGGCGGCAAGTACGAAGGCTACCGTACCCATTACAAATGGGACAACGGACTTGCTCTGCGTGACTGGCGTTATGTTGTTCGCATTGCAAACATCGATGTCAGCAATCTTTCAGAACCTTCCTCTGCCGCAAATATTGCGAAGTTGATGGTTAAAGCACTGCATCGCATTCCAAATCGTGGCATGGGTCGCCCGGTGTTCTACATGAACCGCACTGTAGGCCAGGCTCTTGATCTGCAATCTCTGGAGAAAACATCTCTGGCGATCAGCGTAAAAGAGACAGAAGGCGAGTGGTGGACTTCATTCCGTGGTGTACCAATCCGTGAAACTGATGCGCTTCTGGAAACAGAAGCCCGCGTGGTGTAACGCCTGTTATTAACCTGTGGGTCGTAACAGACCCACTAATGGAGAAAGAAGATGATCACCGACAAACTGTTGATGTTCTCCGAAGCTCAGGCGGTTACGAATACCGCGGCTTCTACTGACGTAATCGATCTCGGTCCAATTGACGGAAAACGTCGTGATATCGGCGTGGGTTACCCGCTTGAGTTTTGGGCGCTGGTTAACACAGCCGCCGCGGCAAGCGGTGATGCAACTGTAAACATCCAGTTGCAGACGAGTGAGAATAACAGCTCATGGACCACTATTTATGATAGTGGCGCACTGGCAAAGACCGCCCTGACAGCAGGTAAACGAGTTGTTTCTGCAAAGGTGCCTGCCGGTGTTCAGCGATATCTGCGTGTTAACTACTCCGTCGCAACTGGCCCACTAACGGCTGGCGAATTCACTGCTGGTATCAGTCTTGATGTTGATGCCAATACGCCGTATCCGATCCGCTCAAAAGTAACTGGTTAAGGTGATATCGATGTCAGGTGAGAAACCAAGATACCGCGTTCTGCGCCTCTCTCATATCCATAACACTCTGTGGCCGGAGGGGGCAGAAATCGAATACGAAGGTGAGCCCGGTAGCGCACTGGAACCTGTTAACGATGCAGCCAGACAGGCAAAAGCAAAAATTGCAGGAAAGGTGTCAATGGCAGCAACCAGCACCAAAATCATCAACGATGTGTCAGATGATGGTGAACTGGATAAGCTCCGTGAAGAGTACGAATTGCTCTTTAACGAGAAGCCACACCATAACGCCAAAGCCGAAACGCTCCGCGAGAAGATCGCAGATAAGCGTAAAGAACTGGGCGTGTAAGCCTCGCGGATCAGACAAGGGGCTTCGGCCCCTTTATTGCAGGAGTGTATATGGAACTCGTAAACCTCAAAACCGGCACTGACAGCTACCAGGATGAGAGCGGAGAAACCAGAACTCGCGATGAATACCCGTGGGGGCTGTGCATCACTCTTAATAACGACACATTGAATAAGCTGAAGGCGCAACCTCAGGGCGTCGGAACAGAAGTGATGATAACTGCAAAGGCTGTTATTCGAGGCCTGTCTGCCAGAGAAACTGACGATGGTGTTAATCGCAGCGCCGATCTGCAGATCACTGATATGGCGATCGCTCCTGTTTCCGGGGATGTAGAAAAATCAGCGGCTGAAACCCTGTACGGCAATGGGGGTGAGTAATGGCCTCTGTAGTAGAGATCTGCAATCGTGCGCTGTCCAATATTGGCAATAGCCGCAGCATTAACAGCCTGACGGAAGCCAGCAAGGAAGCGGGGGAATGTTCGCTGCACTTTGAGGCCTGCCGTGATGCTGTGCTTTCTGATTTTGACTGGAACTTTGCTACCAAACGCGTGGCGCTTGCAGATACGAACAATCCACCGCCTGACTGGGAATATGCGTACCAGTACCCGTCCGATTGTCTGCGCATTACTGAAATTATGCTTCCTGGTGTACGCAATCCAACAGCAGCAATGCGCGTTCAGTACGAAGTTGGTGCAGACACCAACGGAACAGGAAAGTTGATCTACACAGACCAGCCGCAGGCATGGCTCAAGTATGTATCTCGCGTTACAGATGTGAACATGTTTGATGCCATTTTTATGGAGGCGTTGGCCTGGCGTCTTGCGGCAGCTATTAACATGGCGCTGACTGGGAATGCAGACCTCGGTACGTTTGCCCTCAATATGTACAATCGCGTGATTCTTAGTGCTGGCTCGCATAGCCAGAATGAATCACAGGAACCACTGCCACCGGTTGACGAGTTTACCATTGCGAGGTTGTCCTGATGGCTATCAGTTGGATCCAGCCCAGCTTTGCCGGTGGTGAGATTGGACCGTCGTTGTACGGTCGTATCGACATGGCGAAGTACCAGGTGGCATTGCGCAAGTGCGATAACTTTATCGTGCGGCAGTATGGCGGCGTTGAGAATCGACCTGGTACGCGTTTTGTCGGTGCCGCCAAATACCCAAATCGGAAATGCCGCCTGATCCCGTTCCAGTTCTCGACGGTTCAGACTTATGCTCTGGAGTTCGGACACCAGTACATGCGCGTTATCAAAGATGGTGCGTTGGTGCTGAACAGCAGCAATGTTATTTATGAAATTGCCACGCCATATACTGAAGCCGATCTGTTCCGAATTAAATTCACGCAAAGCGCCGACGTGCTTACGCTGGTTCACCCGGCATACCCGCCGAAAGAGTTGCGTCGCTATGCGCATGACAACTGGCAACTGGTTGATGTGGTAACGAAGAACGGGCCATTTGAAGATATCAATATTGACGAGTCAGTGACGGTTTATGCCAGCGCCAGCACCGGGACAATTACGTTAACGGCAAGCGCCTCTATTTTTGGCGCGGAGCAGGTAGGCAAATTGTTCTATCTGGAACAGCCAGCAGTGGATTCAGTGCCGGTATGGGAAACCAGTAAGAGTACGTCGATTGGCGATATTCGCCGTGCAGACAGTAACTACTATCGCGCCGTTACAGCAGGCAAAACTGGTACTTTGCGCCCTTCGCATACAGAAGGCACATCATGGGATGGCTGGGGCGGATCCGGTGATGATGATACTGGCATTGAGTGGGAGTATCTGCACAGTGGGTTTGGCATTGCCCGTATCACTGCTGTAAACGGCACTACTGCAACTGCCGAGGTGATTTCCTATATCCCTTCGCAGGTCGTTGGCGAGGATAATGCCAGCTATAAATGGGCTAAATATGCCTGGAACAGTGTTAATGGTTATCCTGGCACTGTTGTTTATTATCAACAACGTCTTTACTTCGCCGCATCGACTGCGTTTCCTCAGACTATCTGGGCCAGCCGTACCGGGGATTATAAGGATTTTGGCAAAAGCAATCCTACGCAGGATAACGACAGAATTATCTACACCTATGCCGGGCGTCAGGTTAATGAGATCCGCCACCTGATTGATGTCGGTTCGCTGGTGGCACTGACTTCCGGAGGTGAGTACGTCATCACCGGCGACCAGAACAAAGTGTTAACCCCATCATCATTTGCATTCAGCTCTCAGGGATCAAATGGCTCGAGCAATGTCCCACCAATTGCCGTGGCGAATATTGCTCTGTTCGTCCAGGAGAAAGGCAGTGTTGTCCGTGATCTGGCCTACTCATTCGATGTTGACGGCTATCAGGGGAACGACCTGACCATCCTTGCCAATCATCTTTTTCAGAAGCACAGCATTGTTGACTGGTGCTTCTCTATTGTCCCTTACTCCAGCGCCTTCTGCATTCGTGATGACGGTAAATTACTGGTGATGACCTATTTGCGTGATCAGCAGGTTTTTGCATGGGCACCACAATCCAGTACCGGAAAATATGAAAGCACATGCAGTATCAGCGAAGGAAATGAAGATGCGGTGTATTTCGTCGTTAACCGAACCGTTAACGGGCAAACAGTGAGATACATCGAGCGACTGTCCAGCCGTTTATTTACCAGCGATGAAGATGCTTTCTTTGTTGATTCTGGCCTTAGCTATGATGGAAGAAATACGTCTGACAGAACGATGACCATCACTGGTGGTTCTGGCGAATGGGATTATCGCGCGGAATATACAATCAGTGTTTCTGGTGGTGCGTACTTCACCAGTAGTGATGTCGGCGCGCAACTACAGTTCCCTTATGTCGGAACTGATCCTGATACTGGCGATGAAGTGTCAAAAGAATTACGTTGCGACATTATTTCTGTAACCAGCAATACCGCTGTAGTGGTTCGCGCTAACAGGAACGTCCCGCCATCCCTCAGGAATGTGGCCACCACGAACTGGCAGATGGCGCGCCGGACATTTGGAGGCCTGTCTCATCTTGAAGGCCAGACCGTAAACATTCTCTCTGATGCGAACGTGGAGCCACAGAAAGTGGTTTCCGGAGGTGCCGTCACGCTGGAATCACCGGGAGCTGTTGTGCACATCGGCCTGCCAATAACTGCTGAATTCGAAACACTGGATATCAACATTAACGGACAGGAAACGCTGCTGGACAAAAAACAGGTGATCCCGTCCGTTACTCTGGTTGTGAATGCCAGTCGCGGCATCTGGGCGACTACGCCCGGCGGTAAATGGTACGAATATCCACAGCGTGAATTCGAGTTCTACGATGATCCTGTTGATGATGCTACCGGAAAAGTAGAAGTGAAACTGGACAGTAACTGGGGCAAAAACGGACGTGTAAAAATCCGTCAGCTTGATCCGTTGCCGCTGTCTGTTCTTGCCGTTATTCCTCGCCTTACTGTTGGGGGATTCTGATGATCGATGTTCAAATTATTCCCGCTACCGAAGAGCATCTTCAGATGATTTTGCCGGATGTTCGTCAGGCTGATATTGACGAACTGTATGCGGTATCGCTGATGACTACCAAAGATGCGCTGCGTGTTGGTCTGCGCACTGCGACTATGGCCTGGTCAGGGTTCGCGAACGGAGAACTGGTAACCATGTTTGGCGTATCTCCGGCGTCAATGATCGGTGGCAATGGTACGCCCTGGCTGGTCGGAACCAGCCGTATTGAAAAATATCAGAGGACATTTCTTCGCCACTGCCGACCTGTATTGCAGCAGATGCTGGCAGTTTATCCGCGCCTGGAAAACTATGTCGACGAGCGAAACCATGTTGCCAAAGCATGGCTGCACTGGCTTGGATTCAGGCTTGAAGAAGCCGCGCCTTATGGTGCTCTTGGTCTTAATTTCCACAGATTTCACATGGAGAGAAAATAATGTGCGATCCGGTTATTGCTGGTGGCGCAATGCTCGCCATGAGTGGCATTCAGGCATACACCCAGTACCAACAGGGAAAGTATGCCTCGAAGGTTGCAGAAGCGAACGCAGATATAGCCACTGCTCAGGCAAATGATGCAATAAACAGAGGTAACGCTGAAGCTGAGCAACGGCGCAGAGAGACCCGACAGCGGCTTGGTACACAGGCGGCGACAATGGGGGCTACCGGCGCTGATTTATCTACAGGTAACGCGCTGGATATATTTGGCGACACTGCCCAGTTTGGCGCTCTTGATTCTCTGACGACGGTGAATAACGCGCAACGCGAGGCTTACGGTTATCAGGTTCAGGCTGCCAACTATAAAGCAGAAGCCAGTTCAGCCCGTAAACAGGGGAATGTGGGATCAGCAACAACATTGCTCACTGCGCCTCTGAAGGCATACGGTGCGTACCAGATGTTTGGTGGGACGTGGAGTCCGTTTACTCAAAGCACCCCTGCGCCAATCGGGGCAGCAGCAGGAACCAGATTACCCGGAGGATTATAATGCCAGTCGTACCAACAGTATCCGGACGCCAGGTGCAAAGTCGTGGTGTGCAAACCGGTGGTTTTCAGACCTTCGATGTTCCTCAAGCAGGTCAGGTGCTGGCGAATGTCGCAGATCAGTATGCGGTGGCATATGGTGAAGCCAGGCAGAAAGCGAATGTTGCATTGTCTCAGGATGCCATCCTTCAGCTTAATCAGCGCAGCAATGAACGTCTTTATAACCCTCAAACCGGTTTTTATGCACAACAAGGCAAAAATGCGATTGGTAAGGGGCAAGAGTACATATCTGGATTTGATCAGGATGTGGAAGAAATAGCTGCTTCATTGACTGATGAAGCAGCAAGAAATATGTTTTTGCAACAAGCCAGAACACAGAAAATTCAGTTCAGTACTGGAGTTCTCAGACATGAGATAGGGCAGACAAATGCCTATGAAGATGAGCAATATCAGGCAACGAGAAAATTATGGATACAAAATGAAGCGGATGCCTGGAATGACCCGCAAACTGCCACTTTAGCCAGAAATTCCAGAATGGTAGCCATTGCCAGATATGGAGCTGCCAGGGGATGGTCACAAGAACGCATTCTGGAAGAAATAGAAAGTGATGATCGCCGTGCCACAGAAATGCGGGCGAAGAATTATGCCGCTGCCAATCCAGAAGGATGGCTAAATGGTCTGTTTCAGAAAAATGATTCTGGAGGCATGGACATGCGTGCCATACGCCTTGTTGAATCAGGTGATCGACATTTTAATCCTGATGGTAGTCTTCTTGAAGGACCGATAACATCTTCTGGAGAGAGAGCCCAGGGGAAATACCAGTTAATGCCGGGCACAGGGAAAGAACTGGCGGCCAAGCGTGGCGTTAAATACAACCCTACGGACGAACAACAGCATGAAATGCTCGCCAGTGACTATGTAAATCAACTGTATGGTAAGTACGGCTCCGAAATATTGACCGGAGCAGCATATAACTGGGGGATGGGTAACGTGGATAAACTGATCGCCAAAGTCGGTGATCCACGTAAAGGTGAAATATCAGAAGAAGAATTTATCCGAAATCTTCCATCAGAAACACAAGGGTGGCTTTCCCGATATAGAAAAAATAAAACTGGAATGGATCCGCTGACTATTTATCAAATAGATAACCTTGCTAATAGTCAGATAGAAAAGCAAAGGAAGTTAATATTAGAACAGCTTGAGCCAGCTATTAATAACACCATGGCCCAGCTATATAACGGTGAGGTTCCAGATTATATACCGGCTCAGGAGACTATCATCAGGGGGTATGGAAAAAATGCAGATAAAATAATCAATCAACTGGATATAGCGATTGATAACGCGAGAATATTCCAGGCAATTCAGTATTTACCTCCTTCTCAGCAGCAAGAAGAAATGCAGAAAGTGAAGCCTGAGGTTAACGATCCTCACTATGCGTTAAAACTCGATGCTTACGGAAAATTGTCTGCATTGCTTCAGCGATCAAATGAAGCAATTCAGGCGCAACGTGATTCACGCAGATTCAATGAGGCGCTGACAATAGGTGAAAAATTAGACCCAAGCAACAAATCAATGCAGAAAGCTGCTGATTACACAGAAATGGCGCAGAACTTTCGTATTAATGATGCCTCCACTCATGATGGGGTTGTTCGGCTTGTGGCTCAGACTGGCATCATGCCTTCGCAGGTCATCACGCAGCTTTCAGCAGTATCCAGATCCAGCAATCAGGAAGTGGTTAAAAATGCAGCGAATTTGTTTAGTCGGTTATATGAAACAGACAATGCATCTATTGGAAATATGCCGAAGGATATGCAGGGTTTTTATCTGACTGTTAAGCAACTAACAGATTCTGGCATGTCTGCTGATGCGGCTATCGAGCAGGCGCAGAACCTGACGTACAACCAGACCGATGCTCTTAAAGCTCAATTGGCATCAACGCAGAGTTCAAAAGAGTACAAAAATAATCGCAGCAAGGCGATGAATTCTGCTGTCAGCAATATGGCGCAGTGGTTCCGTTGGGATCCGTCTGCGGATGACCAGACGCCGGAAGCAGCTAGATTCCGTAATGACTATCAGACGCTGTATGACATTAACTACCGCGTTGCTGGTGGTAACGCTGACGTAGCGAAGCAAATGACCAACCAGCAGATAGCCCGCACCTGGAGTATCAGCGAGGTTAACGGAGAAGCGCAGTTTATGAAATATGCACCGGAGGCGCTTTATCAATATGGGCCGTCAGGCTGGCAGGCGGCGCAGTGGAAAGCTGAAAAAGAACGGCTGATGTACGGTGAGCGCAAAGAGATTATAACAACCAGTCCGACGTTGCTTGGGATCACGTCAGGTAATGCTCCTGTAGTTGAGACAAAAACCCCTGAGAGTCGTATTAATGGAGAATTATTCATAACCCCTGACGTGTTAACACCTCGTAATGGTGATTACGCCATTATGGTAAGAACTAAGGATGAAAATGGCATCGATCGGGTCCAGCCGTTTTATAACAAACATGGGCGTCCTATGCGTTGGGAACCATCACTAGAAGATTGGGAACCTTATAAGAAAATGCAGCAGGAACGGGAGCAGTACGAGCAGGAAGAAATTATGCGTGGACAGGCTATACGAAACTTCAAAGACAAGCATCGCGCTCTGGATGAGCAGTATCAGCGCCTGCATAACGAACGTATGGACAAATTTAAAGATTACTTTTCGTGGGGATCTAAATAATGCCAGTTTATGCACAAGCTGAAGATCTTAATAACGGACTGATCCCGTCAGGTAATGTTTTGCCGGAACAAACTGGGTTTGATGTTGCCCTTCCGGAAGGGGCTAATCCTGAGCCATTGCCACCGGAGCCTTCCGTATGGGGGGCTGCAATGCGACAGAACAATATTCTGGCTGGTTTTTTCCGACCAGCCAGACAGTTTGAACCGGTCGAAGGTTATAACCCATATGCTGATAAAAATGAGTTGCACGGTTATGAATACTGGGGGGCGAAATTTGCAGATTCCCGATCGCCAGAGGAAACGGCGTGGATTAAGCAGCAGATAGATGATGAAAATGAAGACAGACGTTTATTGTCTGATGCTGGCGTAGTTGGAACCCTTGCCAGTATTGCTGCGGGAATGGATCCGGTTACTGTTGCGTCAATGTTTATCCCCGGTGCTCAAGGAGGGGCACTGGCGCGTATTGGCTCACAGATTGCGATTGGTGCAGCCGGTACAGCATTAAGCGAGGTTGTGCTGAATAATCAGCAAATAACACGCTCATGGGGTGAAAGTGCCGCTCACATTGCAGCGGGTGCGATGATGAGCGGCGTGTTTGCCAGTGCTGGTGTTGCGCTTTCGCCATCCGTCCGGGCTGCAGCCACGCGTGAGGTTGCTGATGCTCTTGATAATATGAGCATTACATCAGCGACTGACAGGGCTGCCGCTTCGCTTTCTGATGGTGGTAGTGTTGGTGCTATGAAAATTGATACAGCGACTCTGGATGATTTAACCCCTGTTTCCGGTGGGGTGGTTGGAAAGGCTGCATGGAAAGCAGGGAGCTATCTTACTCCTTTGACAAGGTTAATGGAGTCTCCGTCCAAGACAGTGCGAAAAACAACGCTGGAGTTAGCCGAAAATAATTTCACCCTTAAAGGAAATGAAAGGGGGATTGAAACACCGGTAGCTGTAGAAACCCGTACACGTGGATGGCAGCGTGAAGAAGCTGCTGTTGTTGTCGGAAATAAACAGGCATACGCAAAGTATAAAGCTGATGGTGGTGACATGAGTTTTGATTCATTTCGTCAGCAGGTTGGGAATGCTATGCGAAGCGGTGATGTGCATGCTAATCCTGTTGTTCAGGAAACGGCGCAGGCGATGCGAACTGTATTAAATCGGGTGAAGGTTGAAATGCAAAAGCTTGGTTTATTGCCGCCAGATGAAGAACTGAAAGCATTAGGCCAGGCAAGCTATTTCCCACGTATATATAAAGTTGGAAAAATAATCAGTGAACGCGATAAATTTCGACGTATTTTGGTTGACTGGTGGTCGAGAGGCAATAAAACACTGGATCCTGAGGATGCTGAAATTGCAGCGGATATCGTAATTAATAAAATTACTGGTGCTAAGGTTCCACAGGATTTTGTCAGCGTATTTTCTGTAAAAGCCGCAGGTAGTACGAAAGAAAGAACATTAAATGTGCCTGATAGTCTTATCAGGGATTATCTCGAAAGTGATGTGAATTACGTTCTACAACGTCATATCCGTGAAGCGGCAGCAGAAATTGAGTTGACGAGAACATTTGGCAAACGAACTATGACAGAGCGTCTGCAATTAATTGAGGACGAATATGACAGTCTGTTACGGGAAGTGCCTGAAAAAATAAAGGCAAAATATGACGAAAGTGTGGCAAATCTGAAAGCACGTTATGAGAGCAATGGTGAAGTTGTTCCTCAGGGTAAACTCGATTCATTAATGCGAAAGTACGAAAAGGAATTACGGAAAGAACAGTCCAGACTTTCAAAATCAAGAGCAAATGATCTCAGAGACATAACAGCATTACGCGATCGTCTTGTTGGTACATATGGTATGCCTGATGACCCGTCTTCGTTTTTTGTTCGTGCTGGCGCTTTTCTGCGGGATGTGAACTTCACGACAAAACTCGGTGGAATGACAGTATCAGCTATTCCAGATCTGGCCAGAGGGGTTATGGTTAATGGTTTCCGTAACTCCATGAAAGGCTATGCTTCTCAGATATCCCAATCACCGGCATTTAAGGCCAGCAAAGAAGAGATGTTGAAGATGGGGATTGGATTGGAAACTGTACTACATTCACGTTCTCGTGCAATTGGTGATCTTGTTGACAGTTCTTCCAGGACAACAGCAGTCGAAGCAGGAATGGAGCGAATTACTGATGCCTTCGGCAAGCTGACACTCATGGATCGATTTAATGACATAAACAAATCCATGAACGGAATGCTCACGTCAGACGGTATTTTGTCTGGTGCGTTTTCTGCACGTCGCATGGCAAAACTCGGTATCAACGACAATATGGCTGCGCGTATTCGCAGTGAGTTCGAGAAACATGGTGAGGTAATTGATGGATGGCACATTGGTAACTTTGATAAATGGGACGATCAGTACGTTGCCGGAGTATTCCAGTCAGCGGTTCTGAAAGACGTTAATAACACTATCATTACCCCCGGTATTGGTGACACACCTTTATGGGCGAGTACTCCAATGGGGCGAACGATATTTCAGTTTAAATCATTCACAACGGCTTCATACAACCGTGCGCTACTTGGTGGGTTACAGGAAGGAACTGCGCAATTTTATTATGGCACTGCATTTCAGATTGCTCTTGGCTCACTGGTCTATGCGCTTAAAGAAGCATCGAAAGGGAAAAATGTTGACTGGTCACCAGAGAAGCTGGTGCTTGAGGGTATAGATAGATCCGGTATTCTTGGGCCATTGATGGAATATAACAATATGGCTGAAAAGGCTACTGGTGGTGCTGTTGGGCTGGGGGCTTTATTTGGCACTGGCACACAGTCTAGGTATGCCAGTCGTGGATTCGTAGGATCTCTATTCGGACCGTCATTTGGTCTTGCGGATAGCATCATTGATGTGACCGCAGGAGTGTTGAATGGTGATGCCGGTGATCGTATTGTGCATAATGTCCGAACCCTGATACCCGGCAATAACCTGTTCTGGATTGCGCCACTAATAAACCAGGTGGATCCGGTGATGCGGTGAGTTAAACACCTTTAGCATGATTCAGGGGAAACCCCAATATTAAATATGAGTGTCTCCCCTGAATCAGCATAATAATGTAATATTATTGACTTACGTTGTTTTCTTGCTTCGTAGAATAAACGCTCTTGCGGCGATAATTTGTGAAAACTGCCGGATGCACAATATATGTTTTTTAACTTTTCGCGGGTTTCTTTTATTGTATCTTCTGATATGTATTTTAGGTATTTATCCGTATAGATGTTGCTACTATAAGAAATTAATGTTTTGCTGTTGTTGTGATGTATTGTATTTTTATTTACTGTCATTAGGTTTTTAATGATTACATGTAATACAATAGTCTCCCCATCATCAATTCCATATTTGATGTCATAGTCAGTATATTTATTTGTTATACCGCTTCCTGATAGCGGCACTATGTACTCTGAGAAAAATGAGTTTGCCGCGTGACTATCAAGAGCAATAGCAGTTTGTTTGTGGTAAAAATAAAACAATATTGAGAGAGTCAAAATAATAGCGACGCCTAATGCAACCTTTAATATAGATATGGTTTTCAAAATATCGCTCCTTGTTGTAACATACATCAGTAATGTGGCGTTTTTCAATTGTATTAAAGACGTGTAATATGTACACGCCTTTTGCTCTTCCTATTCAGGTATTTCAATTCCAAAACCATCTGCATCCCATGAGTTTTCACAGATGATGTAACCTAGTTCATTGAGCTTATTAAATGTTTTTTCAAAGATGATCTGGTAATCATTATCTGCAAGTGATTCCAGTTCAAGGTCATTAAGGTTTATATAAAAACTTGTATGTCCAAGTGTTATTTTCTTATTAATTTCATTAAAGGTTCTTTTGAAAATAATA